ATATAGGTATGGGTGGTACTTTGCTTATAACTGCCCCATTCGTGGCTTTGACTGGTTGGCTTGCCAAAACTATGAGTGATTTTGAACAATTAACAGTTTCCTTTGAAACGATGCTTGGTTCTGCAGAAAAAGGTGCAAAATTAGTCGATGAAATGCTACAATTTGCTGCAAAAACGCCTTTTGAGATTAAGGAAATAGGTCCAGCTGTTAAACAATTATTGGCCATGGGCTCATCTGCTGATGTTGTATTAGAAGAATTAAAAATGTTGGGTGACGTAGCAGCTGGGTTAAATATTCCTATAACAAGACTTGGTTTAAATTTTGGTCAAGTGCGCACTATTGGTAAATTAACAGGAAGGGAATTGAGGGATTTTGCAACGGCAGGTGTTCCTGTTTTAGATGAACTTGCTAAAAATTTAAAGGTGCCAAAATCAGAAATTGCTGAAATGGTAGAAAAAGGAAAAATAAGTTTTGATATGGTTTCTGATGCCTTTAAAAGTATGACCACCGGTAGTGGAAAATTTGCAAATCTTATGATTAAACAATCAGCCACACTTGGAGGTATTTGGTCAAATTTTAAAGATATGATAACCTTAACAGCAATGAGTATGTCTACATATTTACTTCCAGCATTTAAAAAATTTGTTTCTATTTTACTTTATTTACAAGGAGTGTTTAAAAATAAACTTTCTCCTGAATTAAAAGTAATATTATTTTGGTTCATGGCCATAGCTGCTATAATACCACCACTTTTAATAGGTTTATCCGCCTTTATAGGGATAGGTTTAATGATATCAAAAGTATGGGCCATACTAACTATAGCTGCCACTGCCCACAATGTAGCAGTGAGTGCTATCCTTCTTAAATATGCCCTTTTAGCTGCTGGCTTTATAGCCATAATTGCTTTAATAATTCTTTTAACTGAAGATTTTTTATTGTATACCAAAGGACAAGATACCATGTTTGGAAAAATACTCCCACCATGGAAGTTCTTAAAAGAAGAGTTATTAACAGTGGTTGATGATGTCAAACTTTTGTGGAAAACTTTTAAAATGTTTTTTGAGGATATGAATAATTGGATTGATGATAGTTTTATAGGGCTTTTAAAATATTTTGATTTAGCAAAGAATTTTATATTGGGTATTGGAAAGTTTAAAAAAGGTGGTTCATCTTTAGAAAGTATGTTTGAATCACCAACAATGGGCAGTGAATTACCTTTTGGTGCAAAAGAAAGTACAGGCAGGTTTAATCCCTTTAAAGTACCTGACACTATAACTCCTGAACTACCAGTTGGTGCCTTAAATAGAGCAAGTGAAACTGGTTATTATAACCCGTCAAATGTTATTAAACAAATAAATGTAAATAGTAATATAAATACTTATGTGCCTGTAGGTACACCAGCAGTACAAATGGAAGCATTAAACAAACAAGCAAAACTATCAGTCAAAGAAACATTTAATATGGAACTTAGAAACATATTACGAGTGTCGCCAGAGGTTGAATAATATGATTAGTATAATAGCAGGAAAAAAATCACCAACCTTTATAGATGGAATAGATATAGATGCCACCCTAAGTGAAGGGCATGATTATTCTAACACCATAACATCATATCCTATAGAGAAGGGGTCTGACATTACAGACCACGTTAAACAAAGTCCAGAGGAGTACAGTATAGAAGCTATTACCTCTAATACACCTGTCAAATTCATAAGTGAATCTATTAGGGGAGTAATTTCTAATGTAGATTTAGATAAAAGGAAACAAAATACATTTGCTACTCTTTTAGGTTATGCTGGGTATTCATTGCCAAAACAAAAAGGTGTAGAACTAAATAAAATATCAGATCCAGTTTTATTAACTATAGTTACAGGTTTAAGGGTATACAATGATATGATTATTTCCTCTATATCCTTTCCTATAGGAATAAATACAGGTGATGCCCTTAACTATACAATAAAGTTTAAAAAGGTTACTTTTTTAACGGTTGGTATAACATATACTACAAAAGTAAATACGGCAAATGGAAAAGCCCCAAATGTAAAAAATCAGGCACAGAAAACAGAAAAAACAGGAAAGCAGGAAACTAAAACAACAACAAGTATTCTACAAAAAAGTTTAAACTATATTTTAGGAAAATAATATGTTAGAAATACCCTTTAAAAATTTTTCGTCGTTTACAGAAGATATTACCCTTGATGGTAAGCCCTACATTTTTGAATTTAATTTTAATTCAAGAGGAGATTTCTGGACATTGTCTTTATACGATAGAGAACAACACCCTTTATTAGAAGGAAGAAAAATTGTATTAAATTATGAATTAATAAAACAATTCACTGATGAAAGAATGCCACCAAATTTTCTTTTTTCTATTGATTCATCACTAACCAATTTTAGTGATTTAGTGCAAGATGATTTTTTAAATGGACGTGCATTTTTAATTTACAATGGAGAAACATAATGCCCCAGTTATTTAAAAGAGTGATAGAAGCATCTTTTTTAAAGTATAACAATCAAGTTATGTCTGGGCCCTTTGTCACAAATGAAATAGTTACAATAAAAAATTTTAGAATGTCTTTTGATATTAAAAAAACTTCATCAACTGATCCAAATACCTGTACCTTTACTGCCTATAATCTTTCTAATAATACAACACAAAAATTAAATGATGATAAAGGTTTATTGACAATAAAGGCGGGTTATGAAAAAGCTAACAATATAGAAACAATATTTATTGGAAATGTTTCATTAACAAAAATAATTAAAGATTCCACAGAAACCATAGTCACTATAGAAGCAAGAGATGGTGAATTACCTTTATTGATCACAAGAGATTCTATATCATTTAAAGAAGGTATCACTGTAAAACAAATATTAAAATCAATAATAAAAAAATTTGGAATTGCCATTAAAACAAACATCGAGGAAGTAAATTTTATTAATAAAAATTACTCAAGTGGCTTTGCTTATATGGGTGAATTAAAAGGGCTTTTAGATAAGTTAGCAAAAGATGCTGGACTATCCTGGTCAATACAAAATAACGAATTAAAAATATACAACAAAAACAGTACAGATAAATCAACACAAATAATAGTTAATCAAAATACTGGCTTAATAGGGGCACCTGAAAAAATAAAGTTTAAAAAAACAAGTGTAACAAATGAGATTGAAGTAAATGGCTATATTGTAAATTTCTTACTTCAGCCTAAAGCAGAACCAGGAGGAAGTATGCTTTTATCAAGTCAAAATGTTGGAGATAACAAAGAATTTAAAATAGAAACAGTGGCTCATGTGGGTGATAATTTTGATGGTGACTTTAAAACAACAGCAGAGGTAACAGAAATTGGCTAATAACAATTCAACACCAACTTTAGCTGAAGCATTGAAAGTATTTTTTGATTCCAGATTGGCAGAGGTATTACACACCTGTCTACCTGGCAAGATAAAGGAGTATGATGCCAAAAAAAGGAAAGCAACAGTCATGCCTTTACTTAAAAGAAAATACCTGGATGGCAAAATAATAGAATTTAAACCAATTGATTCTGTACCCGTTATATTTTATGGGGCAGGTACTGCTCTTTTAAGATTACCTGAAAGCCAATTAAAAAATCAATCTTGTTTATTGTTATTTACAGAAAGGGCTATTGATAGTTGGCTTTCAAAGGGAGAGATAACAGAACCTGGCTGTACCCGGAAATTTGATTTAAGTGATGCGGTTGCTATAGTGGGATTAAATTCTTTTAATCCTAAAGATAAGGATGTGGGTGGTGATGATTTAACTTTACAATATAATAACTCTTTTGTAAAAATAAAAAAGAATGGTAATATTGAAATGGGAATAAGCACCTTTAAAAAGTTGTTAACAGAGGAAGTAAAAAATATTTTTAATAATCATGTTCACAATTTTATAGCAGCACCCAGTGGGTCATTTTCAACATCTACACCAGCCAGTGTCACACCTACTATATTACCTCCTCCAGCTCCTCCAGGTGGAGCTATAGCACTATTTGGAAGTGCTATAACAGATTTGGATATGACTTCCATAGTAAAGGCGGAATAAATATGAAAGATTTAAAATTAGAAATAGAAAGCCATGATTTATTTTTTAATAGTAAAGGTGATATTGTTTTTATAGAGGATGATGAATATATACAACAGAAATTAAAAATAAAACTAAGATTCTTTTTTAAAGAGTGGTTTTTAGATTCTACAAAAGGTGTTGATTTTTATCAAACTATATTTAAGAAGGGCACTCCTTTAGAAACTATTGATACACTTATAAAAGCAACAATCGCTGAGGTGGAAGAAGTAATTGAAATATTGTCATACTCTTCTTATTTTGTAAATAGAAAATTCTCTGTTGTTTTTAATATAAAAACGATATATGGCCAAATAACTTTAAACGAGGAATTTAATATATGACATTCGGCATAACTCCAAATGGTTTTTCTATAAAAAGATTACCTAATATTGTAGATGATATTAATGCTCAATTAAAAGATAAATTTGGGCAGATAGATACCTCTCCCGAATCCGTTACAGGGCAATTTGTTGGTATAGTCAGTCAATTATATACTGATTTATGGGAACAAATGGGTGTCATTTATAGTTCACAACATCCATCTGAGGCAGCAAAAATTCAGTTAGATTACATTGGAGAATTTAATGGATTGACAAGACTTCCAGCTATTAGTTCAAAAGTAGAAGTTGGATGTAATGGTTCTATAGGAACTATTGTGTCTATTGGTACTCAAGCCAAATCAGCAATGACTGGTGATTTTTTTCAAGTAATAACAATAGGAACTATAACAAATAAGGAAGTTATAAAAACATATATCCGTGTTGATTTAGTTGTAGATTTAACAGACTATCTTATTACTATAGGGACTGAAGATTATATTTTTAATTCTGGTGTAAGTGCAACCAATGCTATAATTGCTCAGGGATTAAAGGCAATTATAGATGCTGATGTATCATCTGTTGTTGAGGTTAGTTATATGGGTGATGGTGATTTAATGTTAGAATCAAAAACAGCAAATGTTTTTGATTTTCTTATAGGAGATAATCTTTTATTTTTTACTCCAATTTTATTTGAGTCTATAGAGCAGGGTCAAATATTGGTAAATGAAGATACTATAAATATTATAGAAACGCCATTAGGCGGTCTGGATGAAATAAACAATTTTCAGGAAGGTTCTAAGGGGAGAGCATTAGAAAGTGATGCTGAGTATAGAATAAGGAGGTTACAATCATTTCAAAAAGCTGGGGCTGGGAACTTAGAGGCAATAGTATCAAGAATGAAAAATGATATTGATGGGGTGGTCCAAGTGAAAGGTTTTGAAAATAGAAATGATGTTGTTGATGGTGATGGCAGACCACCCCACTCTATTGAAATTATTGTTGATGGTGGTTCTATTTCTGATATTGCTAATTTACTTTGGTTAATAAAAGGTGGTGGAATAAGAACACATTCATCTTCTGGCACTTATTATGATATTGTAGATAGTAATGGAGATTTACAAAGAATGTTTTTTTCAAGACCTATTCCAATGTATGCCTGGTTAAAAGTGACAGTGTCCCTATATGATGAAGAATTATTTCCTATAGATGGTATAAATCAAATTAAAAATAATCTTTTGGCTTATGGTAATAAATCAGACATTGGTCTTGATATTATACCACAAAGATTTTTTAGTTCTATTTACATAGTGCCAGGTATTCTTGTACCAACAGTACAAGTGGCTATAACTGTCAACCCAGGAGGAATACCTGTTTATCAAACTACTCCAATTCCTATAAATGATAATTGGATTGCAATTTTTAATTTGTCAAGAATACAAGTAACAGTTATTTAAGGAGATTAAAATATGCCAAATGTAAAAAGAAGATGGTCGGGAAGCACTTCATTTGGGGCAGTTCCAAATAGTGTCACTGTAGGGATTGATGATAATTGGGATTTAACAAAAACATTTTTAGTATTTTCAATTTCTACTCCAACAAATGCAAACTATTATGAAGCGGCAGTTGTTTCTGGAAAAATTGTGCAAGGTTCGGGAACAAAAAACTTAGTTTTTGAACGTGCCTCAACAGGCGTTTATATAGTCGTAAGTATAGAGTACACGGTGATAGAAATGGATGAAGCTATAGTGGTACATGGCTCATCAACCTTTACAAATAGTCAGACTGTAAAAACTATAACAATAACTTCTGTTGATTTAACAAAAACATTTGTTATTACTTCTGGAAGGATTGCTGATAATGTCAGTGCAAATCCACAGCATTTTTTAATAACAGCAGTATTAACAAATGCCACAACCTTGACATTAACAAGAGGTACAGCCCTTGGTGCACTATCTATAGAATATCAGATAATAACTATATCTGATATTAAATCTTTACAAACCAAGAGTGGTTCTATAACAAGTTCTGGGTCCAATATAACAGATGTGGCTATTACTTCTATAGATTTAAATAAAACTATTACTTTTTCCTATTTTTATACAACTTGTGCTACATTTCAAAGTAAACATAATAGAGAAGGGCATTTAACAAGTGATATAAATCTACGATTAGAAGCATATACTAATATTGCCACTAATACTCTTTATTATTATGTTTACATTATTGAATTTGCATCCTCAAATGTATATAGAGGACGTACATCCATGCCATCTGGAAACACTGTGGTAACAGTAAATATTGGTGGTACAGTTGATTTGACAAAAACTTTAGCAAAATTATGTGGTTCATATTGTTGTTGGACGGAAGCGAATGCCAGTGCTCAAGATAGTGGTGATTCACCTTTTAGAACTTCCATGTACTTATCTACAACAGTTTTAAATGCCACAAGAGGAAAAACTGGTATTGCTGGATATTTTGCCTGGGAGGTAATTGAATTTACAAAAATATCAGTACCTGTGTTCAGAAGAAGAAGATTTATTGCTTTTACACGTAAATAAAAGATAGGAGATTTTTATGCCTTTACAATTTTCAAGAAAATATGCCGAATCATGTCTGATCAATTTTATGCTTTTTAAAATTGATGGGATTGATTTAAAATCAGATGCCACCTTTGCCACCGGAGATATAAAAATATCAAAGGATGAAGGGGCAGAAGTAAACACAACTAATTTACCTGTTGACAACGGGCAAGGGTATTCTTTGACATTAACAGGTGCCGAAATAACGGCAAAAAGAATAACTCTTTACATTGTAGACCAAGGAACAAAGGTGTGGCTTGATGAATTTTTTGTCATAGAAACTTATGGTCATACCTCAGCCATGCACTGTTTTAATATGGACTATGATTTTTCAGACCATATAGAACAATTAAAAATTAAATCTTTGTCATTAATAGCAGTAGATGAACCTGCCTTAACTGTAAAGTCAACATCTATTGTTGCAGGTTCAAAACCAGCTATTGATATATTGGGAGTTAATAACAGCCCTGGAATTTTAATAACAGGTGGAGTGACAGGTAATGGAATAGAATTTAAAGGTGGTGCCACTTCTGGTGATGGAGTAAAAATAGATGCTCCTCAAGGACATGGATTACATATTGTAAATAACAAAGATGTTCCAGTTGTTAAAATTTTAGGGGCAGGAGAAGGTTTAAATATAGCTGGGGTTGATGATAATCCAGCAGTTCATCTTATTGGAAATGGTATGGCGCCTGGTATGTTAATTAAGGGTGGTGATGGACAAGGTGGTCATGGACTTTCTTTACAAGGAGGAACTGATTTGAGTTATGAAACTGCTGGTTTACATTGTGAAAGTGGCGGTGAAAATGCAATAGGTGTTATGATAGAGGATGGGGTGAAAATAATAGCAAATAATGATATCGGCGTAATTGTTGGATCAGATGGTGTTGGTCTTATGATTGCTGGCATAGCAAATTCAGCAGTACAATTGTTTAGTACAGAAGGAGAAAATACAAATCCTGTTGTTAAAATAAGTTGTGGTAATAATGGTACAGTTCCGGGTCTTGAGATAAATGGTGGTGCTGAATCACCAGCTGTAAAATTAAATGGTGGCTTACCTCTCTCCCCCGAAGGTGTCAGTGGTCCTGGCCTATTTATAGAAGCTGGAAATATTATGGGCAGTGGTGATGCCCCTGGTTTCTTAGTAAGGGGCTTTAAAAACGGAAGTGCTGTAGAATTAGTGCCAGGTCTTTTAGGAGATGGAATATCAATAGAAGGTGGCCAGACAAGTGGTGATGGAATTAATATAGTGACTACATTAGGGCATGGTGTTTCTATTACTGCTGATGGGGAAAATAAAAATGGCATTGATGTACAGGCAGAAGGAAGTGGCAGCATAGGCTTAAAAGCCACAGGAATAACAAGTGACATAAGTGTAAAGGAGATAGGGCCATCTTTTGATATAGATGAAGTAACAAATGCTGGTGTATTAGATGTTCTTAAAAAAATTGTTGATGACAGTGGTGGTGATACATATAATGCTGAAACAGATAGTTTGCACAATATGTTATCAGCATATAATATTGGTTCTGGCGTGGCAAGAGAAAGTTCAGTACTTGCTATACAAAATAATACCAGACTTTCTACTTCTATACCATCAATATTCTTTATTCCTTTTGCTGGTTATGATGTGTATGAAATAATCATTAATTTTTATGACACAGACGGCAATATGGAGGACCCAGATTTTGAGGAATTTGCAATTTCAATGCAAACAGTACAGGCCATAAATAAGAATGCTTTACTGTTTAAGGATAAACTTTTATTAAACCCACTTGACAATGCCACTGTTTTTACAGGGTATAAGAAAATGGAAAGATTGTCTGTTGGAAGATTTTTCTGTTTTGTAATGATTGGTTTTGAGGAGCCAGAAACACAATTAAATTATGATTTTGCTTGTGGTGAAAATGATGTTGAATTACACTATGGTAGATCAAATTTAATTTCAGAAAAATCGAAAGAAACAGTGGAGTTATCAGACACAGATACAAATAAACAAATTATTGCCACTTCTATAAAAGACCAGGATGTATCAAGTGTCACTCCTATATTTGGAAGTATACACACTGATATTATATCTAATTTTGCTACTATTCCAGCAGATGTAATGGAAAGTTTAATAGATGGCATATCATTAACCACTGTAATGGAACTTGCTTTAGCAATGGTAAATGGCAGAATAAGAAAGGATTATCCAGAGGTTGGTGATTTAACTTTTTATAAAAGAGATAATGCCACTATATTAACTGTAACCCATACTACCGCCTCAGAAAGAATAAGAAATGTCTAATCTATTTAAAATAAGTATTTTTGGACAAAACCACCCTTTAAAAACTTCAAGGGTGGCAAGTTTTGGTTATTTTGATTTTGATGAACCAAGTGATCCAACAATAACTGATTTACCAAAGAGAATGCTCGATTTATTGGTGGAACAATTTGAGAAGTCAGATAATCTATTAAGTTTTTATGGCATACTTTTAAATCCAGGCCAAGATATAGAAAATACTCTTGGTGATATTAATAAATTAAAAAATATATCTAATGCCGCTGGTGATCAGCTTGACTTGGCAGGGGCTTTAATAGGTGAAAATAGATCAAGTAAAGGTGATGTTGAATATAGATCATCTATATACTCTAAAATACACCTTAACAATTCCTCAGGTTCACCTGAAATAATTATCCAAACTTTAAAAATGCTTACAAAATCTTTCAGGGTTATTTATTTGGAGATATATCCAGCTGGCATACTTTTGACTTTTTACACACCTTATATTATTCCACCCTTACTTAAAAAAAATATTGAGAGAGTAGCATTGGCTGGAGTGAAAATAACTTTACAATATATAAATTCAGAGGATAGACTTTTTGGATTTGAAAGTGAGGCAGGTATTATATTACAAGAATACACTTTAGGCTTTAGTGAAGATAGTTATAAAGAATCAGGAAAAGAAATCGGTGGAATTATTTCAGAATTATTAGATCAATAACAAAGGAGAATTTAAAATGGCAAAGCCAACAACTATACCTGTATTTTCAGAATTAGATCAAACTGACCCAACATCAATGCAGCTAAATACTAAAGAACCTATACCTTCATACATAGATTATGGGTGGCCATTTAAGTCTTTTCCAAATAGGCAAAACATGAATTATTTATTCAGGTGGATTTCAAGATGGCTCACATGGATAAATAATAATAATCTTAGTGGAACAATACCAATGAAGTTATTTTTAATAGATAGAAATTTCACTTCAGCTTATGGTGGAATATTAGACACTGGGGCTATTAATTTTAATCTCCACTGGGAGCGATCTGGAAATGTAGTAACCTGCCACTTTATAAGTAGTGTCAAAGTTGAAATACGTGGAACGTTAGATGCTGGTGTTCCAGAATTAAATTTGGAAATAACACCCCAAGCTGGTTACACTTACCCCGATGCTTTTATAAAAAGTTATTTTGACAATATATCCTTTTTAGTAAGAGCTGATGGTATTGTAGTGCCAGGTATATTACAAATAGCTCCTATGGCACATGGAAGTACTATAAAATGGTATATACAAGGTTTGCCAGTTATGATGTTTGGAAGTGATACGGTAAGTGACAATGGAATTGCTTGTTCTTCTTTTTCTTTTATAGTAAATGAGTTATAAAAATATTACCCGTAGTCACCTCCGTTTGAGGGAATGGCCATGTTGTTTTGTGGTCATTTCCTTTTTAAAAAAAGGATGCCCAATTTGAAGTGGTTATCAGGTCACTTAAATTCTTCTTTACCTTTAGGGCTTGTAATATTTTTTCATCAATGGTCCCTTGTGCAATCATATCTATATATGTTACACTTTCAGTTTGTCCTATTCTATGAGCTCTATCCTCTGACTGATTTCTTTTTTCGGCGTCAAAACTATTAGAGTAGTATATAACTGTTGTTGCCGCTGTTAAATCAAGCCCATATCCGGCCGTTTGGGGATTACCTATAAGGAATCTAACTATAGAATCTTTACCTCTTTTAAAAGTCACCCTGGCGATATCCCGCATGGCTTGAGGCGTGTCCCCGTAATAGCTTAATACCTTATCATTTCCATATTCCTTCTTTAAATGAACCTCAATTTCTTCTATAGATGCCCTATAGTTCGCCCATATTATCACCTTACCTTCTATCTCCTCTAATAAAGAGGATAAAGAAGATAGTCTATTATGAGGTATAGAGTGAATATTTTTATTATCATCTTTCAGATGCCCACAAACTAATTGGTGTAATCTTAGTAATTTAGTAAGAACTATTTTTGTAGTGACTAAAGATGTTTCCGATAATTGTGTAAATGATTCTTTTTTTAGTCTATCATAGTGATATTGTTGTTCCACTGTTAATTCTACAAAACATTTTTGGTATATTTTAGGTGGCAGGTCAAGGCAGTCTTTTTTCTTTACTATGAAAGAATATTTTTCTATAGCCTTTTTAAGATTATCCAAATTTTTATAACCAACTATAGTATTAAATTGTCTTAATACTCCATTACTTTTTACTTTCATTTCTTCTAAAATTGCATACTCTGCTTTAAAAGAATAAAATGAAGTATGCCCAAGACACCCATTTGATAGAAATTGAAATTGTGCCCAAATATCCAATGGTCTGTTATCGACAGCACTGCCCGTTAAAATTCTCCTTGCTTTGGCAACCTTACCTATATCCCAGGCTGCTTTTGTCCTGGCCGCTTTGGGGTTCTTTATGGTTGTAGATTCATCAATCACGGCCAAGGTACTATGCCCTGAAGTAAACTTTAAAGCAAGGTTTTTACTTCTTTTAAATGCCAATGCTTCTATGTTCATTATAAGAATCTTTAGGGTAAATTTATTTGTGTTGAACAAATTTAATATTTTACTCATTTCTGTTGTACTTGCATTTGCACTCCATACTCCTATTTCATATCCTATATGATTTGGAATATGCTCCTTTATTTGGTCAATCCAGTTTGTATACATTCCTTTTAAACCAAAAATTATCACAGCATTAATCCAACCTTGATCATACATAAAGGCGGCAGTGTCTATAAGTAGTTTACTTTTACCTGTCCCCATCTCCATTAAAAAAGCAAAATATTTATGATTATTGGTTCTATTCCAGGCGTCTAATTGATGTTTAAATGGTGTTGTTTTAAATTTGTATTCTATAGTTTTTTTATTCATATATCTTTACTCCTTTATATAGTAAAATAGTTTGGTGTCTGTGGCTGTATTATAAAAAGATTTTTTAAAGTCCTTGTTATTCCAACATAAAATACTCTTGCTTCATCATCATAATTATTCATCATTGCATCATAAGTTCTTTTTGATATATCTGTGTAAAGAATAACATTTTCACTTTCTCCACCTTTTGCCCCATGAATGGTTGATATTTTTATACGTGGATTTTTTAAAAGACTTTCTCCCATTCTCCTGGCTGCTATGTAATATTCTCTATCATCTATTGCCATTAAATCTAATGCTTCATGCCATATCTTATTTTGGCAGGTTATTTCAACTAAGTTATTTAAAGTTGTAAAAGTTAAAAAATCATTTTCATTGTCTTTAAGGGCTTTACTTATAGAACCTTTTAAATTATTTTTAGACATAAAAGAACACATTAATTTAATGTCACTTACTGAAGCTGTCTTTCCTGCTCTCAAATTTTCCCAAATGAACGCTGCTTTTAAACTATCATTTTTTGTTGGCTTGTCAAGAATACTCTCATACAAATAACCTATTGATCGAAGATAGTCCATAATCTCTTCTATCATATAGATATTTCTTACTAAAATTAACCAAATACCTTTACTCATATTTATTTCATTTATGTTTGTTATATAATTAACTTCCCCTTTTTCATCCCTGGCTTTAAATTCTTTTTTTATTCTTTTAGAGATTCTTTCTATTATTTCTATAGAGAGATTATACACATTTTTTGGTAGTCTATAACTTTTATGTAAAACAACAGCTTTACATTTTGAGGTTAAATTAATAAAAAATTCTATTTCAGCCCCAGACCACCTAAATATTGCCTGATCATCATCCCCTGCTATAAATGTTTTCTCTGAATTATTTGCCAATTGTTCTACAATTTTCCACTGAAGTAAGCACAAATCTTGTGCCTCATCTACAAATAATACTTTTAATTTTGGCTTATATCCTTCATTATAATATTTTGTTAACATATCTGTAAAGTCATAAAGCAATTTTGTTTTTTTATAGTTTACAAAAGTTCTTGTAAATAAATCAAATTCATCCCAAGAAAAATCTGGGTTTGTTTGATCATACATATCCTTATATGATTTACAGCACAACCTGGCCAAAGATTCTAAAAATACAAGTTGGTCACCTTTACTAAGTTCATATATTTGTTGCTCATCTCTTCTTACCCCTGTTATTTTTAGACCTGCTATAGAACCAAGTTCTGTATAATTTTTTCTATTCATTACATCACTTGTTGACATTCCCAATTGTCTAAAAGCCAAGGCATGAATTGTTCTAAAATAATAGAACCAGTCAGATTCTTTTTTAAATCTAAGTGATGCCCTTTCTTTTGCCTCATTTACACTCTTTTTTGTAAAGGATATAAACCCAATACTATTTGGTTCAGTTCCATTTTTTAAATATTTGTCAATTAAATTCAAAAGAGTATTTGTCTTTCCCGTTCCTGGTGGTCCGAATATTAGTGTTGCATCTTTCATAAGACTTCATTTTCATCCATTTTTGGTTCATTAAAAGGTTCATTTTGTATTTTAAATTTTGGCATTTTCCATGTATTTACTCCCTTACCTTTTAATTTAAAAAAGCATGTTTCCCCGCCTGCCTCTTTAAACATAGAGCAAATTTTGTGCACTTTAAATTCAGTGAATCTTTGCCTTTCTAAATAGGAGATAAAATCAATAATTCTAAAATAGTGAAAATTTTCATCAGTCCATGGCTTGCCTAAAAGTAGTTCATCTTTGTTATTTGCTTGAGCTCTTGAAGTACAAAATCTCTCAAGATAATCAAATAATAATCCTTTAGGAGAAGCGTCAGCTGGTGCTTCTATTAAGGTTACATTTTCAAGTAGTGTTTGTAAAATTGATTGCCAAATATTAGTTTTAACTAAGGGTGGCATTTGATTTAGAGATTCCATACATCTTTTTTGAAATTTTTGTTGGCTTTGTAGTTCCTCCGTTGATAACTCTATTCTGCCATCATCGTTTACATCCAGAAACCATATTGGTGGTCTTGAGTCATACTTAGTTAGACTGTTTAATAAAGGCATACCTGTTATTTGACCCACTCCGAATTGCCTTGAGCGGCATAAACTAATGTTACAATATGACTTTATTGGTGGTTTATCACATGTGTAGTTATACTCCTTTCTCTTTACACTTCTAACTATATCCGTTACTTCTGAAGAAGTTAAATGGGGTGCCATGTATTTATCATTAAAGTCATCTAATAAACTTGTCCAATTGTCAGGGCTGGATTTTTTTAGGTATATTGCTACATTAAAAAGACCATCATTTCTTACCCCAGGTGTAAATCCTTTTGTTATTAGATATTGTAAACAAGGTGGCCCATCTTCTAAAGTTGACAATACATTTATGGTAAAGGAATAAAATTCTTTTTCTGACAAAATTAATTCAGATACTTTTTTTAAAAAATCTTCAGCACTTATTTTTTCTTCCTTGTTATTATAGCAATATCTATCTGTTTCAATGGCATTAAAATATGGCATATTAATCCATTGGCCTAAATCACCACGTTCTGATAATACTTCACTTTGTTTTGGAAATATTTCAGCTTCACCATGACCTACTGCTGCGGCAAAAGTTGACAATTTTTCTTTCATATCCTTTGCAGGGACAGGTTCTTTTAAAAATAAATACAAGTGCATTCCACCACTTTTTGACCGACATGGAAGTAAGGGTAAACCCATTGTTGAGATTTCTTTTAAAATAGCCTTTACATCCAAATTATTATAAACATCAATATCAATAGCTCCAAAATAGCAAGTTGAATTATCTAAAATAGGTATGATACCTATGCCACTTCTTCCTTCAAGATGATCCTTCCAAATTTGATAAGTCACATTTTTATGTACTGTTGTTGGTTTTCCAATTACTTTATCATTTTCAATTGTCTGACGTGTTAAACTATATACACCATAAGCCCTATCCAAGCCCTTAAAAATTTTCATAAAATCAGTAATTATATTTTTCAAGTTGTGCACCTTTACGTCAAGATATTTAAAAGTGCCTTATTAGTAAAGGCACTGTTGTTTAGAATAATTTCATAAAAGGCAATGTTTAAAAAACTTCTGATTCGGTATCTATTCCCTCCTCATTTTTTTGTGAATTTTCAAAATCTCTATTGTTGACATGTTCTGTAAGATTTGGCTGTATAGCAGTTTTCACTATCCCTTTTGTAACATCATCATGGAATTTTTTAGCCAATGTATAGAGATTTATATCACCTATAGGTTGTGGTGAAGAAATATCCCAACCTGCCCATGAACCTTGGTCATTTCTTTCCTCTATAGTCACTGCTTTATAAATATGAGAAAACATTGGTGGTGTAATAATACCAAAAGGTGTGTTTATTTGTAAAGCCATCATTTGACTATTCCATCTTCTACTTTTTTTAAGTTGTGTAGAAGTAAGAGCAACTACAACACGCTCAATGTTTCCTAAATGTAAAAGAATACAATAATGATAAGCCGTTGTAACTATTATGTTGCCACTTTTTAACATATCCTGATTTTTATCATTTTTAATACACTTATCTAAAATAGATATATCAGAATATTGTCTTATAAATCCACCACCTTTTTCACGCGGTGACCATTCCACCCAGGCTTTATTAAAGGCACAAGGTATTAATTGTATTTGTTCACCATAAACAAAATTAGTTACAGTGTTATAAAAATCTCCTTCATTTGCTCCTTCTATCCGATTATCACCACGAATTTGTGGGCTTAAAGCCTGGAGGACAAGGATGAATGGAATTGCTATGTCAGCTGCCGTCATAGTTTCAAAGCCTGAATTTTCATGTGAATCTTTTAATATTATTTTTGAAAGTTCGGAAGTGACAATTTCTTTTGACTGCTGCTGAATAGGCATAATTTGTTTTTCATTGTGTTTTTCTTTTTGCACCACTGGTTTTTTAATCATAAATCAAATCTCCTAAAGGTTTAAATTGTTAGTTTATTTTATTACAATATTTTTGCTATTCTTAAAGGGAACACTTTAAAAAGTTCTGCTGGAAATTTCGTTTCACTATTAGACATTTGCTCCTTTACAAATGCTATTAAAGTTTGTGGATGAACATATTCTTTATTCTTAAAAGACACTTGTAGTTTTTTAAGAACTTCCAATAATTTTTTAAGTTGCTTTTCCTCTCCTTTCTTTATAGTAGTTTTTATGTCATGTTTTATTATACTCTCGTGGCCATTATCTATTAACCACTTAAAACAAGCCTGGGCATTCTCCTCAGTAATAGAAGGCAAAAACTTTCTTTCTATTGTTATTGTTATTCCATTACTAAGTGATAATTTTGATAAATTTAATTGGTCAAAAAAATCAGGAATTATGCCAGTCTTTAGTTGATTAAATTCATCTGAGTATCTTGCTATCTCATCTGATAGGTTTGATATTTTTTCATTTAACTGATAATATCTCTCAACATACTTTGACAAAGTGGACAAATTTTCTTCACTTGGTAGTTTGTCGGTTTCTTGCTTTTTTGCATCATCAGCAAATAACTGTGACAAATCTACCTTCCTTTTTTTTACTAAATCAGCCATTTAAATCTCCTTCCATTTGGGTTGTAAAACTTTCCTTGTGAACATTTTTAAATTCATAAAGATTTATTTCTATAGGATAATAAACATGTTCTTGTTTGTCCCACTTTAATACTTTTACTTTTCCATTATTCCATTGAAATGCTACACCCATAGCAATCCCTATGGCAATTGGGTCACCTATCAAAAGTAAATAATCAGCATCATTGAAATTTGATAAATCAGTGTATAACTTATTTGCCACTTGACCTGCCGAAAATGTAACTTGTAAACCAGGAGGAAGTAATATTTTAAAATCACCAAATTTTTTGGCTGATAAAATATTTTTCCCAGTTTGTTCCTGAATGACATATACCATAAACACCCCTTTATAAATAAGTAGTTAAGAAAGTGGTAAAATCAGCCCAGGAATATTTATTTTTATTTCTTGGGTCAGTGTAAATTAATTCATATTCCAATTCTTTACAAAATTTCACAATGTATATTTTTATTTCTTCTTTATGTTTTACAATTACAAAAATTAAACTTCCAGCATTCACCCTTCTCGTGTGCCAAGAAAGTTGTGAAGGTTCATGAAGTTCTTTTACATTGCACAATTTTTTTTGACATATTTTTAATTCAATCCAATAGTCATTACCTTCATAACAGGCATTTATATCCGGCATTCCACTTTCGGCAATATTTTCAATTCTATCATAAACACCAGGCAAATGGTCTTTAATTAAATTCCACAATTTTTGTTCTGGCTTTTTCATATTTTTAACTCCTCTAATTCACCCCAATTTTTACCTATTTCTGGGATAACAACCAATGGTACTGTTAATTTTATACAATTTAACATAATATTTTTTATTTCCTTAATTTGTTTTTTTGAGGTTATGTTGCAAAAATCAAGTTCATCATGGACTGTTAAACAAGGTACATACCCTATTTTATAACAATCAACCATTGCCTTTTTAATCATATCAGCAGAACCACCCTGAACAAGTCTATTTAATGCCTTATGAAGAAAATAACGCTGGACTGGTCGGCCAAATTCCTCTATAGCTTCTTCATAAGATTTTGGAACTATGCCCTTATTCCATTTAGCTGGGCCCCATAAATTAAATCTTTGCTTTCTCCCAAGTAAAGTCTTTATATAGCCTCTTTGATTTGCCACTCTTTTAATGTGGTCACCTAAAAGTTTTATAAAGGGAACTGATTTATGAAAAGCATCAAATATTTCTTCTGCTTCTTGGAATGACATCCCTAATGTTTCCGCCAATCTTGTTTTTCCCATACCATAAGCCAATCCCAAATTTAAATCTTTGGCCACTCTTCTCTTTATTTCAACCCCCGCCATTTCTAATACCATATCAGCCACTAACTGATGATAATCGGTATCAGGGTTCTTTATATACCTTTCTCTTGCTATATCAGCACCTGGCAGGTTTAAAAGGGCCGCGTAGTGAACTAGCACCCTTGGTTCTTGTTGTGAATAATCAAGTTTAACCCATTGTTTTCCTTCTTCTGCTATTAATAAAGAACGTACCTGTTTTGCTATGACTTCATTTCTTGCTGGGAATTGTTGCGCATTTGGATTACTTGAGGAGAATCTACCAGATGCCGTTCCATATCTCTCTGTTTTAACTTGCCAAAATTGAGGATGTATTCTATTTCCAACAGCTAAATCAAGTATCTTTTTTTCTATAAAAATACTTCCTGATCGTTCCAATTGGCGTGCTTCTAAAAGTAAAGTAAAAAATACATTACTTTGTTCTTTTAACCATTTTGCCTCAAATGATGGATTACCTTTTTCTGTGTATGGAAATTTTAAACCAAGTTTACCACAGGCTTTTACTATATCTTCTTGTGACCAAATGTCAGGTTTAAACCCAACTCTTCTACTTATTTTTTTAATAACACCATCATATTCAGATTGAAGTTTGTCCCGAACTTCCTCCCCTTTTTTAATATCCACTGGGACACCTCTGACCCACATTTCTAATAATAAATCAATCAATGGTGTTTCTGTTTCTTCAAATAATTCCCACAAACCTTCTTCCTTTAATTTTTTGGATTGTTCTTTAAATATCCTTATTGGAAGTTCAACATCACTTTCTCCATATTCTCCAATGTAACGCGCTGGCAATCTCCAAATATTACCTTTTACTTGAGAGATAATATCTTCATCTATCTCCTCTTGTGATTTTCCCTTACCTTTAAAGCCAAGTAAAAGTTTTCCGGCATCTAATAAAAGGTTCTCTTTTTTGCCTATTTTTAAATAACTTTTGGATAAGGAATCAAGTGTGTAATGTAGCCTATTGTCATCAAGTAAAGGTTCTGCAACTTGTATATCATATTTTTTTCCACCAACATTTATTCCTAAATCACATTTTAACCAAATCAAATCATATAGGATATTAGCCCCTAATTTATCAACAGAACCTTCCAATTGGTCTTTTAACCATCTTATAGCATTTTTTGGATTATCTAAGTTATCACCACCTTCATGTTTTATAGGGTAATAACACTTAAAGCCATCGTCTGTCGCTACAGAGAACCCTACTATATAGCCATCACCTCTTAAGGCGCCGGGGCCATTCTCCTTTAGATTAGGGTCATAGGTTTCTACATCTATGGAAATTATTTTCGCCCTTCCTTCTAATTTTGGAAAAATTTCCTTTGGGCGCCAGTCTGATTTTACTAAATTACTTAAACTATCATTCATAATATTTTTCCTCATTATTTTTGCGTACGTATACTGCTAAAATGGAACGGCATCTGTTATATTCAATAAAAAAGGAGATAATTCCACTTTATTAAATTTTAATTTTGTAAAAGCAAAAACATCTTTTTCTATTAATTCATTTTTATAATCATAAAGATAAAATAAATCAACAGCTGATGTATTTAAAATCATTTTATAACAAGTTGGGCAGGGTATATTAGTACAGTACACTGTGGCTATTTTGAAATTATCTTTACATTGTATAATAGCATTTTGCTCTGCATGAACTGCTAAACATTCATCAAGTTTTTCACCACTTTTTTTTCTGGTGCATGTTAATGAATCACAACAATTTGTAATTTCACGAGGTGCCCCATTATAACCAGTACTTAAAACATGGCCATTGGCATCTATAAAAATACAACCAACCTTTCTATGTAAACAAGTTGATCGTAAACTTGCCATTATAGCAAGTGACATAAAATATTCCTCTTTACTTATCCTTTTCATTTTTTACCTCTTTATCATTCCAGATTGGTATAAGTTCTTTTAACCAAGATATTTCACTAAGACACATTTTGTTTTTTACTAAGCAATTAAGATGTTTTATTAGATCACTTGGTTTTTCAAATTGTGATAATACTATAGGTTCATATTTAAATAATTCTTGGCTTTCACTTGAATATTCATCCTCAGTTAATAAATTTTTTATTATTGGCAAAGTATAACCAAATGAATTTATATACAAGTGTTGACTTCCAGTCATTATTGTTAAATCACCTAAAAGTAATTCTATTTTAAGTATTGCCTTTAGATAAATAGCTAAGTATGCCCCTAACATGGAGAATGTAAACCAATCATAAGGTATGCCAAGCCAAGCATCAGATGAGCGCATATAATTTATAATATCTAATTCCAAATAATTATATTGATTTGGCCTGAGCAGAAATTGAACAGAAATAGTGCAGGGAATGTCAGATGATTCTGGTGGCTTTAATCTCCACAAAGACATCACGGCCCTTCTGGTAAATAAGTCTTTTTTAAAAGCCCTTCCTATGTATTCTATTTGGTCAACTATTGGTGGTCCATAGGCACCAAAGAAAGTTATACCATCATCTGAAAACTTCTCTATAATTTTTGAATAAGGCTTTAATGTCTCAACTTTATTGTCACCTTGTAACACCCAGGCCGCTTCTGCCAAAGCAAACTTATAACCCAAGTTCCTTCCTTTTAAAGTTATTAGAGGTTGGTTCATTGGTATTGTAGTTTTGTTTCCTATTAATTCCAATGATTTATGATTTCTACAAATCTGCTCTCTGCCATTAGAAATGATTGTGTTTAATAATTCAAGATAACAAATATTTGTTACATTTTCCATATTTCCTCCTTATTCTGTTTCATTGCCACTATTTCACAAAAATTGTCAATATTTTTCCAATCACTATCAAAATAAATAAGGGAATTTTTATTTATGTGTACAAAGCCCTTTCTTATTATTTTTTCCAAACCCTTATTTCTTTCCGAACATTTTAAAACTTTGTTTCCACAAACAAAGTCTATATAGAGATCATTTACTTGGGTCATTTTATTTAAATACATCTCCTTTCTATCACTACACAGGGTTGTGAATCTTTCTTCATAATCAGTGTTTAAAGAGATACAAAAAATATAGAGGCAACCCATATTTTTTAGTATTTTGTCAAAAATAGTACCAATAAATGGCCACTTACTTCCTTCTCTGTAAACCTCTGAATAGATCAATTCTGAAATCCACAACCTGTCAATAATAGTTGGTAAATTAGTTTTTTTTGTCAGTAATAATGCCTTGTATATTTTTTTCGTAAAATAAGAAGGCATATTCCAATCCTTATTATAAGAACAGTGTACATAATTCCAACTAAACATTTCTTGAAGTCTTTTAGCAAGTGTAGTTTTTCCAGTACCATCAGCTCCTTCCAATATTATAAACATATCAATCCCTCTTTCCTATGAACTTTATATATTGACAATCAAAATTGCTACACCATTCATACTTGTCATCTTCAAGAAGTCTAAAAATTTCTTTTCCATGATTTGGGCAACACCTGGTTGTCCAGTCATGTAGCGATTGTAAACCAACGGGCTTTATGATTATTTTATCAACATTTAATTTTATAGTGATATTTGCAACTATATTATATTGTGTTAATAAAATTGACAAGTCTTGAATAAAATCGGGAATAAGTAAACTTCTCTCAAAATCTAAATTAACTTTTTCCTTTTTCATAACTATCCCCTTACTACTGTGTTAACAATTTTTAAAATTTGATTTTTTAAAAAATCATTGGTTGTCAAATATGAAAGTGTTTCATGTGCTTGAGTATTTGCCAATGATTCTAATTCCAGTTCATTAAATTTTTCTATAAACCCTTTATTTAGGTTATGACCTGATAAAGGTACATCACCTGGTTCTGAGTAAATAATCGATTTACAATTTGCAGAATATAAATACCGGGTCCGGAACCAACCAGAGCTAAGATAAGTATATGGTGGTGATAATATACCCCATCTTTTTGCATATTCATTTTGTAAATCAATCTCTGTTTTTAATTTAGAACCTCCATATATCTTTATTAAACCTGTAGACCCAAAAATATCAATTGTCCAACTATCAGAAACAGATGATAATTTACTTATCCATTTTTGATATTCCTTGTTTACGATTGTTCCAAGACCCCATCTTTTTTCTTTTTTTAAAGGTTTGTATTTTATTAATTTTACTTGGGAGGAAGGATCAAATGGAATTAATGGACAACCTTTTGGTATCATTTTTTCAACCACTTCTTCATCTCCCCATGTAAAGGCAGGATATGTATTTACTCTTTGATATCCCAAATCAGACCATTCCAAATCAGACCAATCCATATTGGCAAAATTACCAGCAGTTGAGACAATACTCAAAAGCACTTTTTTATCTACAAAATCAACAAATCTATATAAATAAGAACCTGATATTTTTTTAAAAATTTGCCTTTCTTTCCATGCCGCAAATGATCGTGCATGCTGGAGTGTTTGATTAATTTTCCAATCATCCCAGAATAATATTGTTGGAATTTTTTTAAACGACATTGCCCAAAAAGCGCCTAAAGTACAAGGAGCATTAAAGGAAAGACAACCCGCCAAATTTACCCAAATCAAATCATATCTTTTATCCAGACGTTCACCTGGCACTGTTTCTCTCCAATCAACAAGTATTGTTTTATCTAATTCCTCCAATTTTTTCTTTATTATTTCAGGCACACTCATTCTTGACATTGATCTACTTGATTTATTGCCACATTGTAAACCAGAAAAACCAGTCATTAAAATTTTCATAAAAAATCCTTTTGTTAATTAGGTTAAAAACACTCTTCATTTAATGTAGCAATATTTACTATATTACTACTTCTTAGGGATAACTTAGGAACTTGGCTTGTCATTTGGGTTATGTCCCCATTTACTATATGATAACTTTTTTGATTTGCCCAGCCATTTAGCCCATTTATTATCTCTACATATGGGGTACCTACTGATATTTTATCCTTTAAAGTCAGTTTGACTGTACCTCCAAGCCAAAAACCAACCTTACTACTTACTCCCCTGGCTATGTAGCTATTTGACCTGACTGCCCTGGGAAAGTTATAGTCAAGTGGAAAATCACCCAATAATTGATACTCTTTTAGAGTTAAAAATCGTTGATGATAAGGATGGACCAAAGGATAACCAACAATAACTGATGAAAGTTTATCTGGGTGAAGTTTAACTATTCCAAATGTTGGTCTGCCTTTCACCTGTCCTTTACTATTAATTATCCTATCTTCTATGGGAGTTAATCTATTAAAGGTTGCTGCCATTCTTTCTCCTGGCTTTATTTCTTTTAGTAAATTAACCAACTTTGAATGAACGGGAAAAAGATAGTTTTTTTCAGGAGGGATTTCTTTCAATTCATTATCGAAAGAATTAAAAAGTGTACCAGTGGATACTATAGGGGCAGGTAAATAAGCCTTGAATTTAATCTTAAAGGGAGAAGCTATAAGCAAAATACGTGGCCTATTTTGGGCTGATCCGAAATAACAGGCATTGTTTAAAAAGATTGTTACTCCAAATCCAATGTTTATAAGTTTCTTTGACATTTCCATAAGAAAATCAGGGGCTTTAGAATAGGCTTGAATTGTTGTTTCTATAATAATAATTTTTGGCCTATTCAATATTCCCCAATTTATTATTCTATCCCAACAAGATAGTCTTTTATCGTTTTTCCAACCTCCATTAAAGGAATTGGTATTTGCATTTGAGAAAGGGGCACATGGCGGGTTGGTAAAAAATAAATCAATATCAGGACAATTTTTCCACTTAGTATTATATGGTATTATAGGCATATTATTCCAATATCTTTGCCTATTCATATTTATTACTTCTTCGCCGTACGGTTTTTCATCTTCAAAATGGGCTATGACATCAATCCCACTCCTCTTTACTCCAAGTGAAAAACCACCAGCATAAACATTTGCAGCTATAGCTTTAAGTTCTTTATTCATTATTTGTTCTACTTTCTTGTAAAATTTATTAGATTTAGAGCTCTTCACATGCTTTACATTTTAAGGAAAGATAGGATTGTTTATCGCTACCACAGTCTTTGCATGGACCAAAAAAACCTTCAACTAAATCACTTAAGTTTGGTGGTGTCCACCCTTCTGGTTTTTTCAAATCCATTTCATGTCCTCTCTTAGTTCTCACCCCAACTTCTTTTTTTAAATTTGCCTCAAATACTCTTCTCCATGCTTCTTCAAAAAAAGTTATCTTTATCTGGGAGTAACAATTATCTTTCTTTTCATACTCCCTTAAAAAGCCCATTAGATATGCCGTACCTAACAATACCACAGTCATATCTATTAAACCATCTAAAATTCCAATGGCACTAACTTCTTCCTCATTATTAGGTTCAAATTGGCATGATGTTTCATCAAACATAAACCCAGCACTATTTGCCGTTTCAATTAACTCTTCTAAAAGAAAATTTAATCTCATGGCCATAAGCCCTTCATTAATCATTTGCGGCTTTGAAGGTTCTGGGAATTGAAATTTTTTATATAATATTACTTGGTCCCGAATCATACTCATATTTCTACTCCTTTTATAAGGTTAAATTTTAAGGATATATCATCAAAAACCAATGGCACTTTTTCCTGGGCTATTGAAAACATTAATCTTGCAACCTCTATCATTTGTGGATGGGCAGCAAAAGCAAGGCGAAGGTTAAAAAAGTGCCTCAATTCACGTAAGTTCATCGTTAAATTAATCTCAGTCTTTAGACTATTAGGGAGGACAGAACGTGCTTCCTGTGGTGCCAAGCCATTATTTAACATATCAATATAACAGGTCTCTATTTGTAGCATACTTGATACCCATAATAAAGAGTTATACCATATAATATTTTGTTCACCATCGAAGTTGGGATTGGAATTACTATAAGAAGTAATTTCTTTTAAACTATGAAATTCACCTAAAGGAAGTTCTTTGAAAAATAAAGGCTTTATAAAAGTAAGATTATTTCTATACCGGCAATATCTTGTACTTTCCTGGTGGAAAGTGGCTATTCTATGCCTTACTAATTCATGAGATATTCCTCTATCACAGACAACCTTAAATGTCATTGTAACGTGTTCTAATAAGGTTTCATGATGTAAATCTATGGCATATTTCTGTACAAAATTCTTTGCCGAACCTGGTTCTATTTTATTTTCAGTTTTATGGCATACTCTCCCTATCTCCTCTATTGATTCTAAAGGATTATTTGAAGATATGTTAATTAATTTGGCAGATGGTAATATTATAATCACTTTTTCCTCCTATTTAATAAATTTAAATTAGTGGTGAATATTTTATTTTTACCCAATCCTTTTGTGATTTGATAAGTGTATAGACTTCCCTTCTTTTTTATTTTTATATCTACCAAAAACACTCTATTGGATATAAATCCTGATTTTACTGATTTTATCACCTCTTTTGGCAATTTTTCAATTTTCATTTTTCCTTCCTTCTTTCTTTTAAATAATTTAAACTAAGTCAAAGGTAGTGTCAGTATCTTCCAAATCTCTTAAGTAAATATCAAAGCATATCATTTCTTCTGGAATTATTTCGGCCATATCTAAATCATAGCCACAATCATCACCTTGAAGATACGTTACGGCATTACCATAAACAGTTTCATATACACCTGATTTTTTATCTTTCATTTCTTCCTCCTTTCTATTATTTAATATACTATAAGAACCTAAAAAAGTAAAGAATTTAGTTTATATTTAATTTACTTTGGAACAGTAGATTATTTTCTATTAAAAATACTTCCCTCTTCTCTTCTCTTTTAAAATAGCCTATAAAAAAGCCTTAAAGGAACACTCTGGATTAGTAGAATAAAGGAAGGGAGGAAAGGGTAAGGAGGAATAAAAAAACACCTAAAATGACTTTGTAGAAGGGGAGAAAATAAAAAAGCCCACCATATTAGTGGGCTTTAAATTTAATGAAAAATTAAGCAGTTTACTTATTAACGATAATTGCATTCTCACTCTTCAGAAATCTGCTCCACCAGCTAAAGACGCCTTTATTACTCTGGCCAACTTTTAACCAATCATAATTGCCCATTGTCTTTGCAACATCAACTATCCTTTCGGCAGTGGCAGTGGGTGCAATTTTTGAGAGGGAGATAATGGCCATTTTCATATCTCTCAGCACAGCATGGTCATTCTCCTTGTCAATTTTCACCTTACCATTAAGAACATATTCCCTGTCTGCTCTCTCTGCTTTTTCTGCTTTGGCAACCTTGGCAACCGGGAGAGGAGTAGATTTTTTGGCAACCGGGAGAGGAGTAGATTTTTTGGCAACCGGGAGAGGAGCAGGCGCTTTTGTACCTTTTTTGGCAACCGGGAGAGGAGTAGATTTTTTATTTTTTGCTGCCACTGGGATCACATGTGTTGCAACCTCATCCTCTGAATCCTCCTCATCGTCATTATCCTCCTCCTCTGCTTTTGAATCATCCTTTGCCATCGCATTTTTGGCAACCGGGGGAGGAGTAGGTATTTTTGATGGTGACACTTCTCCGTATGCTTTTATTTCCATCGCATCCATCAATTTTTGACAGGCTTGTAATTTAGGAGTACCAGCCTCAAACTTTGCCCCTAAATAGAGCTCTGCCAGCTTATTTAACTGGGTAAGGGTGGCAATCTTTCCCAAAGTCTCTGCTGAATTTACAACTTTACCTCCTGGCTGTCCCTTTCCTGACCTGGTGATCGAAAAATTGGTGAAATTGATGGAAACGGCTTTATTAGACATAAACACTCCTTTGAAAAGTTTAAAAAATTTGACCTACCTGGTCTTGACTATTTAATTATACAACTTATTTTTACTTTTGTCCAGCTTTATTTTAAAATTTTTTCTATCTCCCTAATTGTTATGATGACTTTATAGCCCTTATCTATTAACATAGAGATTGTTTTTTTGGTGTCCTTTATAGGCCTATACACTATAAGGGTCATATTCCCATTTGATGCTGTTATTCTGTTCATTATTTTCTTCTTTCTTCTTTCTTTAAATATATTTCTTATTCTTGCTTTTGTCCAGTTATTTTTTCAATAAAAGTTATTAAAACTTTTTCTATTACTTTTTTAGCTTCTAAAGGAGTGCTAAAATGTGTATTTATTTTAAATCCAGGGATATAAAGAAGCACTTTATAGGGCGTATCTTCTTTTTCTTTTGATCTTCCACTATCCCATTCAATGGAAGCTATTTTTATTTGGCTTATAGAACCTATTTCCTCGTATTGATATTTTTTATAGATTATTTCTTTCATTGTTTCCTTCTTTCTTTTAAATATACTCTTATTTTTGCTTTTGCCCTTGTTATTTTTTAAAATTATTTATACTAAATTTTTATTTCCATCCCTCCATTTTATATAATCTAAATCACCCAGCCATAATTTTATATAACCTAAATCATCCAGCCATAATTTTAAAAGGCTGATCTCCTTTTTTTCTGTTATCTTTTTTCTTTCCAACTCTTCATAAACTTCAATTAAATTATCTTCTATTCTCTCCTTTTTTAAAGACTCTTTTATTATTTGCACAATGTCTTCATTAATATTGTACATTCTTTCCTCTTGCCTATAATCGTCTAATAGATCATGCCTGTTTCTATCCTGAAAACCAACAGAGTTTACGCAAGCTATATCATAGCCGTTTTTAAAAGCTATTACAAGAGCTATATAGCCTCTTAAAATGTCACTAAATCTAAAAGAAACAGTAGAAGGCAGGTATAATAGAGGGAATAGTTTTTCTTCACTCCAGAGTGTTAGTTGTGAGTTAATAGGTATGTAATTATCTTTTGATATTACTATTTTTCTAAATTGTTTTGGCTCTATGGAATATTCTGGATTTTGTAGTCTAAATGATGCACTTAAATCCGGCTCACCATCTAAAATACCCTGCCAAATGCCTATGTTTGTTTTAAAATTGGTTTTTAAAAAGCCCATTGGAATATTGTTTATATCCCTTAAAGGCAACCCACGTGGGAGAGGTATAAAATTTTCTCCTTTTTTATTAAATATAGAATAATATGCTGGGAAAAGATTTAAAAAACCTTCATTACTACAAATTGGATGCTCTAAATCTTGACAATTTGCATACCTCTCTATAAGTAACTTAGTACTGCCTTTTTCTATGTAGGGATAATTGTCATCATCTATATCTAAAATAGATGTTGGTTTTCTTCTTATAGCTTCTAAATAGCCAACATTTTTTCTGGAATAATGATTTATAGGCAGGGCTTTTGCTAATAAAAAATCTCCCTTTAGTTGCTCTTCTATATCTATATATA